GGGTTTGCAGTCATCATAGTCATGGTAGAGCCAGACTTCTTTAGCTTAATAGTTTTGGTTACACCTGAAATCTTGGCTGCAACGTCGTCAACTTCTGGGTCACCCATAATTTCTAGGGCACGCTCAGAAGTAAGTCGAGTTACAGTTCTAGTAAACAGGGTTTCAGCCTGTGATTCTGTAGGAGCAAACAACCCAACCCAGATTCCGTCCTTAAACTTACCTAGTAGGTTAGGGTACATCCTGGCAAGTCTAGGTAGCATAATCATCAAAGTAGCTACTGTGTCAGCTACTGTCTCAGATTTCCCTGACTGACGGGCTGCCAAAGCAGTGATTTCTCCAGCATCTCCAATGATGACTGACTCCATCATTCGTCTAGCTAAAGGTTTCTGATATGAATGAAGCTCATGTCCTACAAGAACATGCATAAATTGTAGAAGCTTTTCAATAAGACGATTTACAAATTCCTGAGTAAGTTCATCAAGTTCCTCTTCTTCTAGGAACTCGTCAGCTTCTTCTTCAGGTTCTTCTTCTGCGTAAAGCTCAGGAGTAATCTCCTCAAACTGGTATTCGACTTCTTCATCGTCTTCATACTCATCAAAATTCATTATTAGCTCTCTTTATAAGTTCCCTAGTAATTGCTAATAGTGCCTCTGCGCCTATTTCGGCTTCGTAGAGTGCGTCAATGCCATCGCGTTGATGGTGGTAAACATTTTTACCAATGGCGGCTAAAGAATTTTCTGCCCAGATAACCAACTCAGGTGTCGAGATACTGCTTATTCTCTTCTCGAGTTTGGTTTGGGGCTGCTGTCCAGCCTTTTTCTTCAGTGAAATCTTCATCAGTTAGTAGTCGTCCTTGCATAGCGTTATTGAGTGCGGTTTCTTCGTCTGGTTGGTTTCCCGTCCACTTACCAAAGACTACTGCCTTATGTTTAGGAAGTCTTAGTATAATTGGAGTTGCTGTCCTAAATGGTTCAGCTATTTCTTGAGTCCAACCACGAACAAATAGTTTACATTTCCATTTTACTGGAAAGTCGATGTATTGTACGAAGTGTTGTTTTCCGATGTTGTGTACTTTTGGCATAATCCTATTTTAGTCGTTTGGGCTTATTTGCTGTTGCTGTATTCTTTCCAGCTGAGGAGCGTCCGCGTCCTTTAGGGGCAACATACCCTCGTCCTTGAGCAGTACGTGGAACATACCCATGATAAGCATAACGGTACTGGTTAAGTCGTGCAACCTTGTAAATTTCTGCGAGAACATTCTGGCTTACTGATGCAAGGTCTGCAGGGCCATTTGACTTGTAAAGTAAGAACCCTGGTTGATAACTACCTTTTACCCAGTAGTTAATCATTGGTCCTTTAGAGAAGGAGTTATGGAAGGTAGACCACTCTCCAGAACTTACGTCATAGTAGTTCCACAAAGTACCGTCTCTAAACATAACGGTAAGAACTTTACGGTCTGGGTCATAACCAGAGGCTACTGTTCTAGGTCTAGTGACATTTGTAGAAGAAGTAGGTACGTCAGTAAGTACTGCGGGAGATTCTCCCCCACCCCCATCGCCATCCTCATCTTCATCCTCAACTACTTCATTTTGAGGGTTATATTGTGAAGGAACAAATTGGTCCCAAAAAGCAGCACCTTCAGGTGTGCTAATAGCCTGACGACGTAAGCGTGCCGCATCTTCTGGACTATATCCAGGCGGAACAGCACTTACGTCGTCAGGCATCAGTTAGCTAGCTATTAAGCCCAAGGGGTAATAGTAATAGCGGTTCCTGGTGCGATGCTTGTAGCGTTTGCAGCAACGCTCTGGCTTAGCACGGTTCCTGCAAGACCAACAACTGTACCAGTCTGACCAGTCAGGGCCTTAACAGTAGTCTTACCTGTAGTAATTACTACAAGTGAGTTAGCAGTTGAAGTTGCATCTACAACCCATGTACCATTTACATCTGCGTCAATACCTGCAACAACAACTTGCTGACCAGCAACAAATCCATGTGCGTTACCAACAGTTAGAGTTGCTAGAGTTGAACCAGCTGTACGAGCTACTGCAGTAACAGCAAGCTTTACAGTTCCAGCAAGACCAGTCTTAGCGGTAGTTTGACCTGTAGTGGTAACTACAAGTGAGTCGGTAGTTGTAGCAACAGCTACTGTCCATTGACCATCTACAGCAGCATCTGGGGTACCTAGGCGAACATCTACTACCTGACCAGAAACAAATCCGTGAGCAGTAATAGGTAGTGTTAGTGCAGTTGAGCTACCAGCACGAGAACCAGCAGTAAATGCCTTAGTTGCAGGAACTGCGGTTGCGGTGGTAATAGTCTTTACACCTGCCTTGGTAGCAAAACCAGCATCCTCAAGAGCGTCAATAGCAAGAGCAGTTGTCTTACCAAGAACGCTTGGAACTAGGATGTAGTCTGTGGCACCAGCAACATCTGCACCAGCGCTGTTTGCGGTGAAGAGTGGGTAGCCACCCCAACCTGAGTCAGCAATGATGTGGTTGTCTAGAGACCAGTCTAGTAGGTTTGGTTCTACGCGGTCGTCGTTTGGCTGTAGAGGTAGGTTACCCCATACAAAGTCAACAACTACGTTTCCTTTGTCATCTAGTAGATGACCATTGTTATTTGTTGCCAGGTTTATTCTTCTTCCTGATTGCAATCATGGTTATCTAGTTCATCCTCGTAGAGAATATCTTCGCAGTACCTACAACGGAACATACGAACATCATCTAGTGCTTCGTGTAAGGAGTCGGAGTGCGGGAACTCGTCTTCAGCTCTAGGATTCTGCGCGAAAATCTCAGCTGGAAACGGTCCACGAGGACTGTGTGCGCCTTTGGGGACGGCGTGTCCCTGTCTGGCAAACGTACGGATTAAAGGCATCTTTATTCGGAATCTTCGGCTACTGCCTCAGAAGTCTTCTTTTTCGATGTTTTAGTTTCTGTAACCTTCACTTCTTCTTTGTAAAGAACAACTGCAGGGTTTTCAGTACGTGTTAAAAATTTAGGTAGGTGATATTGACAGTAATGTAAACTGAACTCTGGACCAGGTTGGTACGTGTATACAGCATCGTTAGAACAGTTAGCGCAGGTTGCCATCTTTAACTCCTTAAGTCTTACTAAAATCTTGCCTTATTATTTGCAAATTTTCAGTACTAACTATATTTATCTAGGTCTGCCTCTTTGAGGCTGCTTAGTTACTGGGGCAACTTTACCCACAGGCTTAGTGCCCTTTGCTGGAGGAGTCCTTGTTGTACTACTAGGAGCTTTAGGCATTGCTGCTGGTTTACTAGCTTTAACAGGTTGTGTACCTGTCTTTGCTGGCTTTCCCTTAGCACCACCAGTTTGACCTGGCACAGTAGTGCCCTTTGTAGTAGTGGCTGCTTTTCTATTTGCAGCACGAGTAGCTGCGCCTTTTTTAGCACTAGCCGAACGCTTGTCTTTTATCTTCTGGCGTTCTTTTTCCTGCTTTTTAAATTGCTTTTCACGTTCTTTAGCAATCTCTTTTACATTTTTACCGATGCTCTTAACAAGGCCAGTAGAGCCACCTTTAAGTCGGTTGGCATCAAACGTAGGTTCAATAATTCCCATTAGTTAATCTTCTCCTCGATAGAATCGAAACGCTTATTTCCGTCTTCAAGTCTAGCATCAATTTGTTCGAGCTTTTTCTCAACTCGATTTAGTGCATCTTTCATAGAAGAGCCGCCGTTGCGCTTCAACTCACCGTCAATACGGTTTAAACGCTCCATAACACCTGGCACGGCGGAACGACCAGGTGATGCTGGTTCCCCAGCCCAATCTCTAAGGAATGCATCCCAGGCATCCATGAAGTTGTGAATACGGTCACAAATTGGCTTTATAAGCTTCCAAAGCATAACTAAAGCACTTCCCACAGCAACAATTGCAGCGGCCCAGTAGAAGATAGTTTGGTCCATATTATGGTCCTACATTCCTTTATTTTTTATAGATAAGTCTTCCGCCACCAAAACCACTTGCGGTTTGACGGCCAGCTCTTGCCCAAGTAAACACAGAGCCTTTATTTGTGGGTGACTTATCGTATGCTTTTGCGATAGCAAACTCTGACCCCAAAGTTACCTTTTTACGGTTATTTGGGGTCAGAGGTTTGCGAGGTATCATTAAAGCTTGTTTTCTTCTTCTGTGTCATCTAGAGCGTCTAGCTCATCAACGTCACCGAATTCACTTAGGTCAAGTGGCTCAGCTGCTGAATCAGCGAGTGCCTGCTTAACGTTTGGGTCATCTTGTGACTGCTTTGCAACAGCTGCACGGAAGCCCTTCTCGATATCTTCATCGGTAATGCTAGCATCCCAAGCTAACTGAACACCGAAGTAAATGATGATTGATGAGAATACGGTCAAAACACCTGTCAACGCACCCATGATTGGACCAATGCCTGCTGCGGCACCAGTAGCCATACCTGGGATAGCGGCGAACATGATTACACCGACAGTTCTTTTTAGTAAGTTACCTAGTTGTTTCATTATTTAATCTCCTGCTTGCAAGTCTTGCAAAGTTTAGGTGCAACGGCTTGTACAGGAGTTTGTGCGACGATTTGTTCTTTTTTAACGGCTGCTGCCTTTGGTGCTTTTTTAGCTGCGGCCTTTTCTTCTGCAATCTTCTTTACCAAGAATGCGTGAGCGTCATAGACCTTGCCAGAAATTCCTCCACCAGAAATGGTAGAAAGAGTGAAGTGCAGGTGAACACCACTGCTTGCACTTCCGGAGGTTCCAGCCCCACCTACTGAGTCACCAGACTTAACCTTGGTGCCCACTTTTAGAGGAGACTGTTTGTTCATGTGACAGTAGAGGAAGAAGTGTTTTCCAACCTTTAGTTCAATAACCCAGCCAAGGACGTCAGTCCACTTGTTCAGGGTAATTTCGCCATCTCCAACAGCAGGAAGCGGAGTTCCAGCCTTAAAGCCATTGTAATCTACGCCACGGTGAGGGCCTAGGCCCATTGCTTTACGTTGCGCTGAATGTGAACCAAACGGGTCAGCTACTTTAGGGAACGGCAAACGATAATTTGACATAATAGTCCTTTCAATACATATCTATTGTCCCGTATTTACAGGCATTTTACAGGGGAAAAGAAAAA